CTCAATTTTGGCCGCGTCTTTGGCTATCATGGTTGCAGCCTTGTCTACATACAGGATACGGCCTTTCTGCCACCACCCGGCCTCACGGAGGTCTTTTATCTCCTTCTCCAAGACCTCTAGGCTGACGAGCGCACCCGGCCCAAGAACCAGATTAATGTCGGGGTTAACCACGGCGCAGGGGATGTGGCGCATCTTTACCTTTTTACCCCCCATAGTCACGGTGTGACCCGCGTTCGGGCCTCAGGTCCTTATAGACCAGCTGATTTTGTTGTCGGGGTTCGTTGCGATGTCGGCTGCTACTTCCCCCTTGCCCTCCGACCCGTACTGTCCACCCATGAGTATCCAAGGTATAACTGTCATTATTCGACGTCCTCGTCTTCTGCTATTTGTATGTTGTTGGTGCTCTGGCTGCGTATGGACCAACTGTAACCGGGGGGCGGTGTGGTTGTTGAGGACTCTATAATCCTGGCAACCTTGTCGCTGTCTATGCCCTCTCTTAGTAAGGCCTCGGCCAGCTTGTTGGCCTCTATCTTTGACGGTCGCTTGGATAGTACCCGTTTCAGTATGGGTACCTTGCCCGTCCCGTCGTCCTCGCCGAAAACAATCCCCAGCACTTCCGGTTTACCCTTCTCTACGTCGTGGACTCCCCTCTTCCCCTCCGTCACTTCCAGTCCGAACCGTGCGCCAAATATCGCCTTGGCTTGGTTCATGGCCAACAGCTTTCCCGCTTTGGCCTCTTCTTCCTTTTTGGTGGCGTTTAAGTACCCCTGCAACACTATGTTGTACACTAGGCGTGTCTGCTCGTCTTCGGGCAGTGAAGTGTAATAGGCCTCCGGCAGGGTCTTTACAATCCCCCCGGCTAGGTTGATGTGCGCCTCTACCACCACTTCTTCGTAATTGCCGAATTTGCTCATCGACACCGGGTCGCCCGGTTCCATTTCGCCGAGTATGGTGTTTATGTGCTTGGCCCCGTTTATGTGGAGCGTTTCGCCACTTTTGGTGGTGAAGTCTTTGGAGCAGCGCTCGCAGCTGTGTTCCAGCCGTATTTGCTCCGCTACTTCCCCCATCGTCTTCGTCTGTTCGCCTGTTAATCCTACCATGAGTTATCCCCTGTTGTGCTACCGGTCCTGCTATCTCCTACCATTATATCATACCTGTGCCTCCGTGTCAATTCCACCCGCGTTCTCTACTTCCCACACTAGCTTTGCGTAATCGTGCCTTAGTATCATCCACACTTTACCCTTGGCGCAGTCCGTGAGACTTGCCCTCATGTGCTTACAGAATACTTCGTTGTTCACGGGGTCGTACTCCCATATCTCCTCAGTAAACTTCCGCATTGATGCACACGCCACTTTACCGGATACGCCGTCCGTCTTCGCCTGTACCCATATGGATAAGTTACGTAACCACGATAGATTCATTTATATCTCCTACAAACGTGCGGTATGTACCTACCGCCTTATATGTGTCCAATTCTGCCCCACATTCCGCCCACGTTTCCCCCGTATTTATCTCCACTTCTATGGGTATCTCGCCAAGGCTCGTAGCACTCGCCATAAGGTTTCCCACAACCACGTTGCAAAGCGATACGTCGTCCTTGTGCACTTCCATGACAATATCATCGTGTATCTGGATAAGTGGTATAGCGCGTATTCCGTAGGCTTTGATGGTGCCAAGTAATGCCCCCATGGGTATCTTTATCACGCCCTGCGCGGTCCCCTGAACGTAATGACTAAATGCCTCTCGCATAGCCGCCTCAACCACGTACTTCCTCGGGGACTGGAGTTCCGCAAACTGCCTTATCCTACCCCATTGGTCCCACATGGCCCCGTACTGCCTAGCCCTATCCTGAACCTTTATTATGAATTCCGCCATGCCAGCGTATATGTTGTAGAAGGAGTCTATTAGCCACTGGGCGAACTCTATCGTGCGGTTTTCAGCCGGGAGCAGGGGGAGTAACCCTATTGCTGTTATGCCAAATACCGCGCCGAATCCCACCCTTTTCGCCGGGTACCGGTGTTTGTCCCTGTCCACATCGCCGTACGGTACAGACCACATCTTGGACGCCGTGTTGGTGTGGATGTCTAGCCCGGATATGAACACTTCCGCTATCGCTTCGTCCTGCGTCCCTATAGTCCGCATTTCTATACCGCTGTAGTCCCCGGTCCACATTACCCAGTCTTTGTATCTGGGTTCGACCGCCATCCTGAATTCTTTAGCAGCGTCGCCTTGCTTGGGTAGGGCCATAAGGTTAATTGGATCTCCGCTGCTCCACCGCCCCGATACAACTCGTGTGTTTTTGATTTCGGTATGAGCAAGGTGTAGCGGATCGTGTCGGATGAATTCCTGGATTGGCAGTATGTAAGATGAAAGGAGCTTGTCATATTCTCGATATTTCTGTATAAGGCCGATGGTTTCGGCTGCTTGTGGCGTCGTCGTGTCCCTGTCTTTAAGGTCTTCCAGTGTCTTGTCGTCCGCCGACGGTAGCTTGGTCTTCTTGCTGAACTTTATGGGGCGTAGGCCCATTTCCCCGAACAATAGACGCTGCACCTGCACCGGGCTGGTTGGCAGGACACGGTACCCAACCAACTTCTCTAGGTCGTTGAACACGTCTTCTCGTAGACCCAGGTACTTCTCCCGCATGTCCTCCATCTTGTCGGGGTTGAACCGCATACCGTTCTCCATCATTTCGACTTGGAGTTGTATGGTCTTGCGGTCCATCGTGTCGTACAGTTCCCACGGGTTGAACATGCGGTCCAGAGTCACCGGGTGTTGCGTTGACCTACTTATCATACCGCTGCCGTGTCCCGGTTTGTTAGCATACTCGTCAACTCAAACATTACTCTGGCGGTAGCGTCGGCGTCCCTACTGGCGTACCAAACCGCCTTCGCCCTAGGTATCGTGGCCATGCTCGCCACCGGGAATGGGCCTATCATGCCTTCCAATTCTTCCCTCTGCTCCACGGGCCAAGACTTCCACCTACCTCCCAATTCCCCCAGCGTTCCCTTGCCCTTGTCCAGTGTCGCCCTACGCATCTTCTGGATAATAGTCTGCTTCTTCCCCACGGGCTTGGACAGCCTGTCTTTCACCTTGAGCGCCTTTAGCCAGTACGCCCGGGTTAGCCTCTCCTGACTCGGCTTAACCGTGGCCATGTAGTCTTCCATTTCCATACCGCACAGACGCTTTGCCAGGTCCTTTAGCCCCTGCGGTTGGTCACCCAGTATGTACGCCATCACCATGGTATCGTCTATATTTGATATAGAGTAACCGGCGTCTTGAAGCTTCCTAACGTCAAAGGGGGCATTATGCATGACGACTCGGACGTTGGGGTCACTGAGAACTTCCGCAAAATGGCCAAGGTGGTCGGGGAACACGGTGTACGCCACCCCGGGGACAATGCAGATTGTAGCGCACCACACCTTTCCGTCCGGAGTCGTCTCTGTGTCGATGCAAAAATAACCATTTTCTCGGATAATTGCCACAAGATCAACCTCTGAACCCCGCTCCCATACGCTATAGTCTTCCCTGCCCCTATATCCATCAGTAATCCAACGGTGAGTTCCATCTAGTACGTCCTTTAGTATCCCGAAGTCCTTTTTAATTATATTCGACTGTCGTTCCCCGGCGAACATGGCCGACGCGGGGTTGTACATCGGTAGTATTATACCAAACCAGCCGCCGATGCTTCCCCACACGGGTATGCCGTGGGTGTCGTCCACCGTAGCACCGGGATTCTGTAGGAGTATCCTTATAGCCAACTGACCCATGGGTACTACCACCTCCGGATTGCATTGTTCCACCTCTTCCACGGTCCAGTTATGGCACTCTTCAGCTTCAGCCATGGTTATCTCGCCGGACTCTCGTTTGTTGTGGCACCGGATGACGTTACTCACCCGTATCTGTCCTCTACTACCTATTCCACTCTTGAACATATACTGGTCGAACTCTCGTCCCGCGGGGCCGTCCCATGGGCGCAGGTTCTGGTCCTCGTTGACCCCGGGGGCCTCTCCGAGAAAAAATACGCGGGATGAGGGGGGGCCTGACCACGGGACGGGGGATGCACATTCTTGTCGAAAGGAGCAGCGCTCGCACCCAAGAACACCGTTCCAAAGCTCCTGGACAGATCCCCTGGTCCGGTCGTGTGTTTCAATCATGTCCGATCCGGATCCGTGTGTGTTTCAATCATCGCCCACCAGCTGTTCTAATTGGTGTCGTATGGAGTAAGCGGTAGTGGAACCGATGCCCGGAACGTCCGTCCAAGATTCTTCGGACATAGCAAACACTGAAAGAAGACGATAACCTGAAAAATGAATCTCGGCATCAATGGCTCTTTGACGCCCAACACCTGCAACTTCACCAAACATCCTTCGGAAAAGACTTGCTCGTTTACCAAGGTCCAGAGGTTTGTAATTATCTGCCCAAGCCCCGTGTTGTTCGGGTGATCGTTGCCACCACCGCCAAAGGTCATATATTGTAGTGGCTGTTCCCCTAGGGCTGTCAGTATGCCGGACTTTAATTCCCAGCTTAGTATCGAGGGTTTCAAGGTAGTTCGCAAGCCTTCCCCATTGAGTTCTCGGGGGAGCGTCTTTCCAACTACCTCCTCGTAAATGCTGTACAATTCCACTTTTGGGTGATGGCCTCAGACTGGCCTCTATTACTAGGTACTGTACCGTCACCCCCCATTCTGCCGCCTTGCGTACCTGTTCAACCACACGGTTACTGCTGGTCACGCACTGTAGGATGTCTGAGGTCTTCTTCCTTTCTATTCCCACGGTCATGGGTACACCCCCGTTCCCCTCGCCATAAAATATATAGTCAGAGGGGATTCGGGAAACTATGATGGGTAATCCCGCGGGGGTTATGTTATACAGATGGTTGATCACATCTGCTTCATTTTTGTGTTCGTCTGCTAGTATCAAACTCCCGCTGCCTTTTGCTTCGCCTCCTGCCATGTGGACGACGTACTTCCCGGTATAAACATCCTGTTCCCGTCGGTCTCCACTTCACCGAATACGTCCGCTATCAGTTGCTTGAAGTGTATGTCTTGGTCGAAGTATATCCTGCCGTTAAGCTGGCTGTTCTGTCGGCAGTCCATAACCTGCATCCAAAAGTACCCGGGGTCTGTACCGGTTGGGTCTACTCTACCCATTTTCACGTTCCTTTGGGTTTCGTACTCCAGACCGTTATATCCCCTAGGCTCGTACTCCCCGTTCCAGTTGTCGTCCACGTACTTCTTTGCTAGGCGACGGTTGAGTATGACGCTGATACCCGCCGAGTACATTTCCCTGATGAACGCCCGCATGGACGCGTTTACTGGGCCGTATTGGTACGGCATTACCTGTTGTATGCGCCCGAAGTAGGCGAATCTGCACATTTCCCACTGTTCGGTGTGGGTGTCTATCACCAACGTCCCCTGACCGCCCTTGAGTACCGATCTGGCGTCGGCCATGAACTGCGCGTATACGGGCAACGCCGCCTCTTGGATGATTATAGGGGTCGCGCCCTCTGGCATGTGGTAGCTGGTCACATACACTTGCTTACCCGCTGCTATGGCGTCGTCCGCCACGCCCTCCAGACCGTCATCGAAGTTGGCGATGTATATGGGTTCGGTTGCTCCCATGGCGAGAGTGGTCTTCCCTGTCTTTGGGTGTGCGGACGCCGCCACTATCAACCGTTTCTTGACCTGTATCACCTCCGAGGCAGGTCTCCACTGGTTTTCTAGCTGCCCACTTAACTGTTCTATTCTCTGCCCTGTTGCGTCCGTGGTCATTCTGGCCCTCTTTCGTTGTCCTGTCTTATTGATTCGTTTACTAGCATACGCCAGTTCTCGTTCAGTTCTAGGTCGGTGAATGTTATGTCGGTGCACGACACTAATGGCCCGTCCTTGACCGGCGGTCTGGAGTATCCGCCGTTGACGAACATTATCCAGAACCTTGCCCTATTCCACCCTAGATTGTAGAGATACGCCTGTACCTGCGTCATGTACCTCCAGTTGTCCGCTGGCCACCCACTTCTGATGCTCTTCCACGTGAGTTTGCTCTCCATGATGTATTCTTCTTCTAGGTGTACACCGTCTGGAGTGCCTGTTATCCCGTCTTTGAGTGGCAGTTCCCATCCTGGCAATAAACCCCTGTCGGCCTCCACTTCCAGTATTAGCCTTTCCCACAAGAGTCCCATGGAAAACAGATTCGATGGCCCGCGCAGTTGTCCTGCCCAGTCTTCCGAATTGTAATACCCCGTATTGGGCTTGTTGACCAGCATTGGGTTGTTCCCCACTATACCGGCTATCAAGCTAGATACGTGGTGTCCTTCTGACCTGTGCGGCGGCGTTAGTTCAGCCAAAACCCTTTCCGACATATCGTCGGCTAGGTCTCGTCTTTCTTGAACTTCTGGCATTAAACTCTCCTATAAAAGAGGGGGAAGGGGGCGAACACTCCCCTTCCCCCGGAATCGTCGCCGTTAAGCTACAGCTTAACCCGTTGAGGTAAGCGACCCTGCCGCGTCAGCGATGTACCCGTGGCCCGAAAGCCATTGGTCGTCGTTGATGAGGTTGACAGCTGCCTGACGGTTTGGATCCGTTCCCATGGCTGCAAAAGCTGCAGGAATGAGAAGGTTCTTTGCCGTCACGTTTGCCGGGTTAGCGGCGGCAACTGACGCTAGGGTGTTTACTGCCAACGCCTCTGTAGCCGGGTCTGCCCCTATTCCAACTGGTGGGGGTGATGAAACCGGGGCTGCGGCTACTGGGGCGACGGGAATTGTCGGTGCTGGGGCGCTGGGTGCGGAACCGGGACCACCCATGGGTGAACCCATTCCGGACGCCGACTGTTGTCCGATTCTTGACGCCTGTGGAGACGTTGCTGCGTCCCACGGGAGGTTGTGAATCTTGGTCGGAACCGATATGTACCTAGGCCCACGTGCGGCCTGTTCCGGGGTCTGTTGGAGTCCCGGACGTTGTGGCTGTTCTTTCTGGTCAAAGAAAGCGTACAGGCCTTGGAAGATCGCCCTGAGGTCGGAGCCAAACTGTTCTGCGGGGAATCCGCACCCACTTAGCTCTGTCAGGAGGATACCTAGGTTTGATTGCTTCGACAGCGCCCGTGACGCGCCGAGTGGAATTATCTGCGTTCCGTCTTGGCTGCTCGTGAAGGACGTTGCTGGTCCTGCCGAGTACAGCTGTGTTCGCTGGTCACCGTCGTCACCGGTCGTGTGCAATTCCAGGACACAGGCCGGGTTGCCGACTGGCATGCCGTCCCTGTTGGTGTACTGGTAGTTACCCTTGACCTCTGCGTAGGTGATCAGTAGGTTTTGCGGTGGGGGTGGTCCACCACCCTCCGTGAACGATTCCGGGTTGAAGCTGATACCAGCTTGACCCGTCCCTGCTGGACTTACCATTAACTTGTTCTCCGTTCTCTGTTGTACAACGACGGGCGCTCGCCCGCGCGGATGTTCATCCCCCTTATTATACCACCTTCGTGTCTCCCCGTCAATTTCACCGGGGGCTAGTTGCTAAAGTTTGATGAGTGGAGTGGGTAGCCCTGAGGGGACCCGCTTCACGGAATTATTGAACCACATAGGGGCGAAAGGCGCGCATTTCCACATGAACCATTTGCTCGCACCGTCCAGTATTATGGTCTCGCACCTGTCCCCGTTATACCTTATACCCCTACCCGCCGCCTGAACCATGGTCTGCATCGCCAAGTAACTTGAATAGTCCTTGTCGATCTTATTCCTCGCCTTTATCACCGCGTCCCGAGAGTCGGGGAATGGTATCTTCACGATGAACTGCACTTCACAGTCTTCCCCCGGGAAGTCCCACCCTTCGGTCATGGACTGGGATACCAATATAGTCCCGGGTGGCGACATTCTAAATTGTTGAGCCACTATGGTAGCGTCCGCTGCCGTATGCCCCATCATTCTTCCCCGGTGACGGCTTCTCGTCATCAAATATTCTTTACGCTGATAGGAGTGACAGTGTACTATCATCCTCTTATCGAGTCGGGCGTCTATCAGATTGTCTAATCTTGACAGCCATGTGGTCCAGTCGCTCGGTGTGGCACTGAACCTCATGTTGGGTACGGCTAGATCGTACAGTATTGGCCTATCAACTATAGGGAATAGTGAACCCTGCTCGTAGAAGTCGTAGTCGTCTTCGCCCAGACCCAACATGTTTAGCATCTTGATATTCATAGTGGCGCTCATAAACACCACCTTCTTCGCTGTGCCTAATAGCGCCCGTTGTAGATATTCACCCGGCCACAGGGGGGAGAAGTTCATGTCTTTGGTCTTCCAGTGTACGCCGACCGCCCATTCGCCCACTACCTTCCCCATCTCTCTCAGCGCCGTTTGTGTGTTCTGGAGCCTACGTGTCGCCCTTGCAGCAGCCGACGATAACTTTGCCTGGGCGTTGTTGTCCGCCGCTTGTCTTGCGATGGCCGATGTTATTGCGGGAAGGGCCGTGTTGGATGCCCACCCTTTCCACTTGTCCGCGTCTTCCGCGTCGGCCTTAGACCACCTGTCCGGGGGCCAAGGAATACCGTGCGGCTCTACGTCCGTCCTTCTCAACTGTATGGAAAGTGCGGAGGATAATTCGTCCAACAGCCTGTGGGCCTCGTCCAGCACCAATAAGTCAACTGGACCGAGTCCGTCGCCGTCGCTATCCGGCCTTAGAAGTCGCCTGATGTAGAAGGCGTAGTTGGTGACGGTGAATTTCGTGGTTGGTAAAGCGGCTATGTTCACCGCGTCGTAATAATCGCACCCGCCGTCTTTAAGTTCGCACTTCATACCGGTGTGGCAGGGGCCGTCCGCAACCGTGAGGTCGGGGTTTGTCTTACATTTGTAGTTGGACTGTCCCCAGACGTTGTGAGCCTGGAAGTCCGCCATGATCTGGGTCTGTAGACCCCTTCTAGAGGTAAGGTACACGCACCTACCCGCCACTTTGCCGCTCACGTAACCTATAAGGCTCTTCCCCCACCCGGTCGGTAGACCCGCCGCCACTATGCGGTTTGGGCTGTCCAGTATCCTCTGGAACGCTTCCACCTGTCCCGGTCTCCACTCTGGGAATTTTCGTCCGTCTACCCCAAACATCGCTGGGGGCGGGAAGTTTTCCACTACCATTGTCTAGTCACTTTCTCTTGTGTCTCTTTACTGCTGTCTCGCACGACCGGCACGTAAAGTAAAATCTTTTTCCCCCCCTAATGGGTTTTGGGCCGTCTATCCTCACGTTGTCCAAACCGTGATACGGGCAACTTTTCAGCTGTCCGCGAGCATACCTTGTGAAGGTCAGGGCTATCTGCGCCCTTACGTACTCCCCGGGTATCTCATTAATAGACAAGACTTTTCAGTTCGTCGTAATTTAGACTGTCGCCGCGCCCGCATTGAAAACAATTGGCTTCTACCATTGACCATACCGGTTCGTATTTGACGTAGACGTCTCCACCGCACCTAAGACACGATTTCGATAAAACGACGGTGTTGCTCATTATGTCCGCCGCACGAACAGTATCCCTTAATACTTCCTTCTTTATATACGTGCGAATATATTGTCCAGATGCCTTCCACTTCTTTGTCTGTAAGTCCGGTGATTTTTTCGCTCTCAATTGGACTCCCTTCTTTTACAAACCACCCTATTATAGAATTCACTATTTCTTTGACGTCTACGTTGCCCGTACCGGTCCAGTCGGAAGGGTCGCCCTTGATCATCATGTAGGAACTGCCCGTGTCGTCAGTGGTGTACTTTGTAAGAGCAAACACCTTCTCGGACGTGCTTTCCCCTGTTACGAGTTCTATGATGCGGTTCAGGGTGGGCGTTCTCCTGCCGTGGAATTTCACCATTAGTAACTCTTCCAACAGCAGCAACTCTAGGTCTGTGTACATTATACTGGCCCGTCTGTAAGGTTACTGACGTTCACCGCTTGGCCGTCAAGCAGGAAGGCAAATCTCTGCCTTATCTCGTTCAGGTACCGCTCTTTCCAAGGACCCGGGGGCATTCCCCTTAGCTGGTCCTGTACCTGTAGAACCAGCGTCCTTGCCTCTCCGGGCTGTCCCGAAGCTTGGTAATTCGCGGCTAATTTGTTCAGTTCCACGAATGTGGCGTCGAAGTCCTGTTGGAATTCCGCCTCTGCAAATAATCTGTCCACCACTCTAAGCTGGGCTAGGACCGACGGAATTGGCGCTAACGTCTCCAACCACGCCAAGTGTTTCATTATGGCGTGTCTTATTAAGTCGGCGTTGTTCCTATAAGGGAACATCCGACTATCTACCACCTTCCCCATCTGGGCCATCATGCCGGGTTGTGCCCGGAACTGTGACCTCTCACTGTGGCCCTTGCTGTCTGTAGCGGCCACTCTGAAATCGTTCGGATTCATCTTGCTCGGGTCTATGTTTGTCACTCTCTATCCTTTTCCACCCTGAGAGTTATTAATGTGATCGACGGCGAGTACCACTTGTCACGGATGGCATTTTGCTACACCGGGGGTACCAACCGGCTCTCAGCCGCCGATCACCCCCATATTATACCATGTCCTGTGTCCGGCTGTCAATGCTACGGATATGATTGACACGGGGGCAAAAATCATGTTATAATGGAAATATGGCTACACAGACGCTTGACAACACGACTGCTATAGACTTAACCAGAGTTAACCGGTCGGACCTTGCCCGTAAGGTAGGGTGTAACCCCACCCACATAGTCCGTATATTCAATGGAGAGCGCCAACCGTCATTGAATTTGGCGCATGACATAGCAGAGAGACTAAACATCAGTCTGGACACTCTCTACGTCAGCCTCAAAAAGAACGCGTAAGTCCTGGTATTCTTCGGACATGGCAACCTTGGCCGTCTCCGGTATGTTGGCCGGATTGAGGCGTCCGTCCCTTAGCTTCATTACCCAAGAGTGGTAACGTGCGTCGTGTCCCTGCCTAAACCGCCTTCCCACTTTCACGGTTTCTCCGCACCCGCATAGGCAATTTCCGCCCATCTGCGCTCGGTTTGCAGCCGACACTTCTATAGTGTAATCTTTGTCGTAATAGACGCCGCGTTCCCCGCATAATTCCTCAAGCCTGTCTTCCCATGCCTGGGTTGTTCTGTACGTGAGACGCCTGAGGAAAACGGTCTTGTCCACGCCCATAATTATCTTGCTTCGGTCTTCCGACTGTCTCTGCATTATGGCGCTTCGTCTCTGTAAAAGGCGCGCGCTGGTCATCCCCCTAGCCATCGCCCTATGTAGAGAGATTTTTAGCCACGGTTTTTCTTCGGGGCCGGAGATTCGTATGGCGCACGGGTAGCACCATCGTTCAGTCCCGCTCGACTGTTGTACGTAGAAATCTCCGTACCCCATGTGTGTTTGCCACCCTTTGTCCTCGCCTACACAAATCGGGGGTTGATGGTCCGCCACGTGCGCCGTGTAACTGTGTTTGATCACGGGGGTTGGTCCTTTGTGTTCGCTGGTTACGAAAGGGGGCGGGTGTGAGACGTGCCTTGGAGGGAACACTACACCCGCCCCCCGTCCCCTTAAACCGGTGGTGGAGAACCAAGAAACCCACCGCCGGTTAGGATGTAAAGGGGCTATATTGACCGCTAGTCTGCGGTTTCCTTTTTGGCCTTTGCTGGTGCGGGAGCGTAGCGCCTGTGTCCCGGGTGCACGTTCGGCAGGCCGTCGTCTGCGATACCAAGACCGTCAAACGCCAGCTTGTTGAAGTCGCCCTTCGTCGGGACCTTTTTGGTCTCCGCTCCGTCCACGAAGAAGCTGATCTCCTTCTTGTCGTGGTAGGCGTGGCACATCGACTGCAACTTGCTGTCGTGTCCCATCATGAAGTTCCCGCCCTTGGTCTCGCCGTTGCATCCGCAGACGCACGTGCCGACCTTGGCTTTCTTTGGCTTAGGCGCTTTTGCCTCTGCCGTTGCGGTGTCATCAGCCATTTTGGCCCTTTCTTTGGTTGCAGTACCGGACCCTGACCCTGATTGTGGTCGCTCCCCGGGACTCCATGTTGTGCCGTTTTCAATAACGACATCCATAAGTTGCGCGTCGTCAGGCC